GGGGCGGTCTGGGGGGCTGCTGGTGCAGTGGTGGCTGTCCAGCGTCCGTCGCCTGGGTCGGTGGCGAGGGTCGTGACGTTCGGGATAGCGACGAGGACGTTGCCGTTGGCGTCAGTCAGGTCGGGGTAGATGCGCTCTTGGCTGTCGGTGAAAGTGAACATGGCTTCCTTAGGAGACGTAGGAGTTGGAGTTGGTGATTTCGATGATGCGAACTCGGACGGTGGAGACTACCTGCGTAGCACTTGCCGCGCCGTTGATTTGTCGGGGGTAGTAGGACGTGACTTCGATGTCGCTGCCCCCTGACGTGCCACCCTCGCCCCACTGGAAGATAGGGCCGTTGCCCCCGCAGTTCTTGGAGGCGCGGATAGCGTTCGTGAAGCCGTCGAGGAAGGTCTCGGCGTCAGTACCGGCGTCCTCGGTCTTGCGCTTGTTGGAGCGGAAGATGCAGGTGAACACGACTTCGTAGGTGATCTCTTTGCCGCCACCAGTCGGGCCAGTGAGCTCGATGCGCTTCTCGGACTGGTTCTCGATGTAGGGGAACACGATGCACCCCTGCTGGTGGCCTGGGTCTTCGCCCTGATAGAACTCGCCCTCGGGGGTGAACTTGGCGGGGAACGTCATCACCTTCGAGAGGAAGGGAATGTCTGCGCCTTCGAGGTAGGAGATGAACTGCGACCGTACCGTCGAACGGCTCATTGGCGACCGCCGATGACCTTGAAGGGCTCAAGCAGCATCTCGGCTTGGATTTCGTCCTGCATGGAGGACTGCTCGCGGCTCGACACGGCGGCTGGCTCGCCAATCTCGTTGATGACGAGGCCACCCTGCCCACGCTCCTTGACCAGAGCGACAACGTAGTGAATAACGGCCTGCTTGACGGCGGCAGGCATGGTCGAGACATTGACCCCGATGCCGTGATTGTAGGTCGTGGCGGTGCTGAGGGTGATGGTCGTGCCGGACACTGCCGAAACCTTGAGCACCTCGTCGTTCATGCCGTCCCAGACCGTGAAGGTCATGCCAGGGTAGAGGCCGGTGGTGTCGGTGACGCTGAGCGTCGTAGATCCGGCAGGAGCCGAGGCGATGAGGAACGAGTTGAACCAGCCATTGACGTAGGTGTATTGGCACCACATGTTTGTCTGATAGCCCCAGCGACCCCCAGCGATGCCGAGGTTGCCGAAGTAGAGCCCCAGCGTCGAGGGGGCGGTGAGGGTGAACTGGTCGCGGTCAATGGCGACGTTGTTCGAGCTGAGGGTAATCTCCGCCAGCCCCTGCCCTGGCCCCCAGCCGACTTGGATGTCGGTCACTTCGAGGATGGGGGTGAATGACGGCGAGAAGATGAGGTTGCCGTCGCGGTTCGGGCGGTACCAGCCGTTCTCGGTGTTGCTGGTGGCGTTGAGTGTGCCCAGCCGTCCGTAGCAGAAGATGTCGGCCTTCGATGAGGCTCGCTTGATGATGTCCAGCAGGGCGCGGTCTTGCGCTACTTGGCTGGCGTTCTCGATGAGGTTAGAGAAGTCAATCGCCGAGGCGGTGGGGCTGAACTTGACTTCGTTGAGCGAGACGTAGGGCTCGACGATGCCTTCGGTCTGAAAGAACGGTGCAACGACCATTAGTTCTCTTCCTTGAGGTCGGTGCCGCCGCACTTGCCGCAACGGTCTTTGAGTAGTGCGTTGAAGCCACAGCCCTGGCAGATGAAGCCCTGCTTGACGTGGCGGAAGTTCGTGCCAGCAATCGCGAAGTCGCCGGACTTGACGAGGGCGCGGGCGGCTTGCCCCTCGACGTGGAACGTGCCGTCCTTCTGGCGAGGGATTACAGCCCCCTCGTTCACGGTCACTTCGGTCAGTGCTCGGTCTGAGCCAACTAAGCGCATGGTTCTCCTTTCACGACTGGGAGGGGAGCAAGGCGGTGGAGGAAAGGGGAGGAAACCCCACCGCCCTGCTCAACCCTCAAGGCTAGGCAACTACGGCGAACAGCCTGTCTAGTTGCCTAGCGATTGGGTGGGCTTTATCAGCCCGTGATGCCGGTGATGATGCCCGACCACGCCGGAGCGCGGAAGGCCAGTGAACCGTAGGTGTACGAGCTGATGTCGTACGAGAAGCCGATTTGTGGCCACTCGATGATCATGCTGTCCACCACGTTGTGAACCTCGACGGTCTGGCTGACGCCGGAGTCGGGGAACGGCAACTGCTTCTGGTGGATGAGCAACGTACCTGCAGGGATGAAGCGGTGCGTCACGAGGTCGAGCATGGTGCCCGTCGCTTCGTTGGCAACACCAGTCACCATCGCGCCGATGTTCACACCGTCGCTACCAGTCTGGTAGTTGAAGCGGTACGAGGTGCTGGACACTGCGGTGCTCTGCAGAGCCTTCGACAGAGCGCGGCGAACGGCTGCGCTGACGAAGATGACCTCAGGGTCGGCCATCGTGGAGTTGTAGAGGCTCACGAGGGCGTCCTGGATCAAGCCAGCAGGCTCGGTCTGCGAACCGATGGTGTTGTTGAACTGAGCCTGGTAGCCACCCGAAGCAGCCAACGTCGAGACGAAGCCGTCGTAGCCGGAGCCCGAGTTCGCGCCTGCGGCGTAAGCGTTGTAGGAGCCGTCCGTTGAGGGGTAGGTTCCTGAGATGGCGGCGAAGGTCAGACCAGCCACACCCGAGGCCAGCGAAGGCGTCGTGGCCTTGTAGGTGGTCGAGCCGACAACGACGTACACGTTCACGGCAACAGCACCGAAGGGGGCAGTGCCAGTCCAAGTGACTGAGACACCCTTACCGGCGGTGGCGTTCGTGACCGTACCGGCAGAAACGCCAGCAGTCTCACCGTAGGCCGAGGACAGCGTGATGTAGACAGCCGAGCTTGACGTGGCAGGCAAGCCTGAACCCGTCGAGTCGTTGGCTGCGGTCACTGAAGTCAGAGCCGAGGTGGGCAGAGCGGTCGAGACGGCGTTCATCATGTTGCGCTCTTCGGCGAGGAAGTGCGACCAGATGAGTGACGTGTGCGACAACTGGCGCAGGTCGGTGTAGCCCTGACCGGCGAACTCAGCCTGCAGCGAAACGCTGTCCGACAGACCCTGCTCGACGAACGACTTGACAATCTTGTCGGCGGCGTAGGTGATCTTGGTCGGACGGTTCAGCGAGACACCACCGAACGAGGTCGAAGCCGAGGTGCTGTTGAAGAAGGACGAGGTCTGTCCAACTCCACCGACACCGGCGTTCGAGAGGCCCGTGATGCGACGGAACTCAAGCGCCTGGCCCTGAGCCTTGATGCGGGCGACGCTGTTGCGAAGGTACAGTTCCTTCGGGATAAGCAGCGACAGAACTGGGTCAAGGTCGTAAGGGACGAGACCCGATACGCCCGAGATGGTCGAGTTCAGTGGGCTGGTAAGCGTCAAGTCCTTCTGCAGGTCGGCAAGGCCGTCGAGCGATGACTGAACGGCAGCCAACTGGTCGCCTGAGATGGCCTTCGTGATTTCACCCGTCAGTTCAGCAACGCGTGAAGCGGTGTTCACCGTCTTCTGGATGCCACGAGTGGGGTCGAAGGAGATTTCACCGCGTGACTTTGCAGCCAGGGTGTTGGAGTGGACAGTGCTAAGGGCTGACTTGTAAGCCTCAAAGCGCTTGACCTGCTCGTCGGCTGGGAGGCCGTGAAAGAGCTGGTCAAGGGAGGGAGCGGCGAGCGCCATTCTGGTTCCTTTGGTTGTGGGTTAGTTTGCTTCCAGTGCCCGAGCGGTGTCGAGGTACTGGTTGCGAAGGGCAGGGTCAGTGATCTGTGCGGCGAGGTTGCGGAAGCGCTGTGCTTCTACCTCTCGCGCCAGTGTCGCTGCTGACTTGCTGGTTTGCTCACGGGTGGCGCGCAGTGCAGGCCCCCCAGGTGCAGCCATTGACTTTACCTCGTCAAGCGCGGCCTTCAGGAGAGCAATCTCCTCTTTCGCCTCGCTCAATTCGGCCTTCGCCGTCATGACTTCTTCAAGGCCCAGCGCCTTGACGATTTCGTTGCGCAGTTCCGACTTCACCTCGGGGGTGGCGGTCTCCGCGCTTGCGTTCTTGATGAGGTCGGCGCTAACGCCAAGTCCTACATAGGCCATTGTGTCTCCTGTGTTGTCATCGTCCCATCCGGTGAATGGGGCGTCTGTTTCGTTCTCTGAGGCTTCGTCAGTCCACCAGCAGAGGAACCACTCAAGGGTAGTGAGCAATTCCTTCACGTCGCAGACTTCATTCTCATCACCGGCGACCATCTCGTCGAGCTCAGCCTTGATGCAGTTGATGAGCCCCAAGCGGATAGCGGCGAGGTCGGCGGCGTCGTGCTTCATGTCGTCAGCCTTGACGAGTTCGGCGTCTGCGCCCTTCCAGTTGTCGGGGATTAGATCCTCACGGCCCAGAGCCTCGGCGCGAGCCTTGATGTGCGCTTTCGCGGCGGCTGGGTCTTTGGCGCGTCCGATGGACTGGATAGCGTTGCGGAGGTCTTTGAGGGTCTTGATGGGGAAGCCACCACCAGCCATCGCCTGTCCAGCGTCAGCCATGTCTGCACGCTCGGCGTCGGTGTAGTCCTTCTTGGCGAGGTCGGCGTCGGCTTCCTTCATGTCGCGGTTGTCAAGTGCCTCGGGGGTCGAGACGCGCTCGGGCTCGGCGAACTCGGAGCGGCCTTCGGGCTGCTCACCAGTGCCAGCGCATACGTCGCAGTCGGTCTCTTGGGTGTTGCCCTCGACGTTGGACTTCTTGCCGGTGCCAGAGCAGGCGCGGCAGAAGAACGGGGAGTCACGGTCAAGAACCTCGTCACGAGTACCAGGCTCTTCGGTCATTACGGCTTCGGCGTTGAGGGTTGGGCTCTCAGCCTTTTCTACTTCGCTCACGGCTGAGCCTTTCACTAATGCCCCGTCTACCGACTTGGCGATTTCGATACTGCACGAGCTGTTGGCCGGACGATCCACGAGTGAGATTTCCACGATGGATCCGTCGACTATTCGACCTCCTGGGGCCTTATCGTCCTTGACCACGCGAGCGCCCTTGATGCCAATCGAGAAGCCCGTGTAGATGCCCTCTTCGACCATCATGGCGGCCTGCGGATCTACGACCTTTGCGGTCACGACGAAGCCGGTGCCGGTCTGCTCCATCTCGGTAGCCTTGCCGACTGCCTTTGAGCCGTGCATCTCGCGGATGTTGCCAATCTCCATCCACGCTGGCATCGCGCTCTTGAGCCACTTAGGGTCACAGATTTGCTGGTCGAGGTCGAGGGTATCGTCCGTCGCCAGTCCCTTGACGTACATGAACCCGTCGGGGCCACGCTTGGCGGTCAGGTTGCCGAGGTAGATGGACTTGATGGTGTCGGTCATTGGTTCTCCGTAGGTCAGACTGCTGGCGTGATGAAGCACTCGCAGTTGGGGTGAAGCGGTGGGTAGGTGTCGGTTACGTCGTGAGGGTTGGCTTCCCCCTCGGCTTGGCACTCGTCGCATGGGTCGTAGGTCTCCCAGTTGAACTGGGTAATCCCTGCGACTTGGTAGGCGTCCAGCGTTGATGCGTTCGCAGCTCGTCCGGCTTCGGTTGAGGCGATGGCCTGCGCTCGCTCGTAGGAGAAGGCGTAGGAGTTGTAGATCGCGCTCGTAATCTCGTCGTAGGTCGAGCCCTGCGCCAGTCCGTCGGCGATGATGTTGCCGATGGCCTGTGAGGTCGTGTCGCTAATCCCCTTGATGGTGACGCCAACGCTATCCATAAGGGCGCGTAAGCCCTTCCCAGCCACCTTAGAAGCGGCCTCAGCGTTGCCTGGTGTCCACGTTGCCCAGTCCACCGAGTTCGAGAGCGCCCCCATTGGCGAGGAGGTGATGGCGTCGTTGTCGGGCAACTGGGTCATCGCGTCATCGGTTCCCACGAGGCCGCCGTCGGCGTGAACGCCTGAGACGAGGTTCGTGAGCGCGTCGGTGTTGATGGCGACGTTGTTGTCTACTGCCGCCTTCGCGTCGTGCTTGTCCTTGTCGGACTTGCTCGCCTTAGCGGTGCTGGCAACGAGGGCGTGGCGCACTGCCGTCTCTACGCCGGTTGTAGCGGCTTTGAGGGCTTCGTGGATCAGTGGCGCGTAGTGCTCGGAGACCTTGCGGCGTCGAGCGACGATGGCCGGTGTCTGCGCCTTAGTAGTCAAACCTTTTGGGGTATCGCTTATCTGCGCTTTCAAGACTGCAGCCTCTTCGGGTGTGTGGAACTTGAACTCGAACTTGCGAGCCCGAGGCTTCTGGGCGAACTTGGCGAACGCCTTAGCCTCTTGCGCTTTTAGGTCAGTTTCCGGCGCTTGGCTCGCACTCGGGCTTTCTTCACCTTCGTCTTGGCCTGCTTCGCCTTGTGGAGTTTCGCTGAGCGTGCTGCCGTCACTGGGGGTCTCCTTCTGTCCTGATGTCTCGCCTGAGGCGTCGGTGTTGAGCAGACCCTTGAGGAAGGTGATGGCGTTGCCTGCGACGATGAACGGCTCGTCGGCTTCGGGCATCTCGTAGAGGGCCTGACCGAGTTCGCCCTGCACGTCGTTGAGGGTCTTTTGCCCCGAGAACAACTGCATCTGCAGTGCCTTGCTCTGCTCTAGTTCGCTCTGGGTGCTGGTGCTGTCCTGCAGGACGAAGGTGACGTTGAGGTCGGCGTCGAGGTAGCGACGGCTCAGGGAGTTGATGATGTCGGTGACGTACATCTCCATTGGCTTCGTCGAGGTCAGTTCAGAGGACTGCTGTTCGCCTTCCATCTGACCCTTGCCACCACCGAGACCGGCGCGAGCGACCACACCGAGCGCCGAGGGGGATACGCCCATAATGGCGGCGATGCGCTTGATGATGAACTCGTCGTAGTCGGACTTGTAGCGTTCGTCCTGCGAGGGCATGGCAACGGGGTCGAAGCCGTCTGGCAGAACCTTGATGCGGTGACGCTCGGCGGTTGAGCCGGTCAAGCGGTCGTTGAGGATGCGCTCGTAGGCCGACAACTTCTCAAGC